CATAAAGCCGCCCACGTCCTTGAGGTCATCCTGCTGGGCCTTTTTCATGTTCATATAGTCCGCCAGAGTTTCCTTGCCTCTGGCGGGGGTCTGGAGCTTGGCCCACAGCTCTGAGATCAGCAGCGTTTGGGCCTGCCAGACCATTGCCCGCCGGTTACTGCCAGCGGAGATTGTTATTTTGCGGTCATATTGCATGGAGCGGCACCTCTACTTTGCTGATTTCAGCCGATTTTGCAGGCGGATGAGCTTTTCCAGTTTCACACAGTCCACATCTTGCCGGATGTTGAAAATGAGCTTGACTTGCTCCAGCATGATCTCCACGTCTGCCACTTCCTCCGCTATGCCCAGGTCATTGTCTTGGCCACGGAGGTTTTTGGAGAGCTCTTTGGTCAGCTCCGCCATCTCCTCCATGCAGACCACAAGCTGGGACAGCTTGCCATAGTCATCAATGGCCTTTTGGCAGATGACGGTTTCCCACGGCGTACCACAGACGGCCACAGCACGGTCATCCCAATACTCCGATGCGCCCACCTTGCGGGGGCTGTTGCCAAAGGCCTCAATCCATGAGGGGAGGCTTTCATTGACGGCATCAAAGTGGAGGCCCCAGACAGCGCATGCGGTCACAGCTTCATCCAGCAGCTTGCCCTCCCGGCAGGTCCAGAGGATAAGGCCAGCGCCGTTGTCCTGCTCCTGCTTGGCGCGGTTGATGACATCCCAGTGTGGCTCACCGATCTGCGGGTATTTATCAGCGCACAGGCATCCGTCAAAATCAATGGCAATGGCTCTCATCTAAAGCACCTCCCGGTCTTTTTGTCTTTGAGTTCAATGCGGGCCAGCAGCTCAAAGCCGCTCTCAGCAATGATAAACTTGAGCACTTTGATGAGGAAATTGACCTTTTCCTCCAGCGCCTTGTCCGCTTGCATGATGGGTTTCAAGGCGTGGTATGCGGTAGGGTCAGGGCATCCGCTGGCGTTGAGATAGGGGTTTCTATTTTCGGCCATTTTCTGCTCCTCCCGTGGCGATCTCACCGGCACAGGCCGCATATCCGGCCAGATCCACAAAGCTGTCTGCCTTGTCCCCGGCCTTGATGCGGGCCACTTTGAGCAGTGCCATCATCATGGCCACGTCCTTGGCGGTGAACAACGTGCCCATGTAGGCGGTCCATAGCTGGCCGATGAGGGCAAAGCTGTCCTCCGGGGTGCCATAGTCCTGCTCACGCTCTCCGCAGACGCACACATGAGCGGCTTGTAAAATTTCAGCTCTTTTCATGGGGCACCTCCGTTTATATCTCAGTCCCGCACAGGGGGCAGATGGTGCCGGACAGCTTAATGCCGCAGTTTGGGCACCGGCAGCGCACCTGGTCAAAGCTGGTGTTGTTCTGGGCCTCTGCCTCCGCTGCTTGCAGGTTTTTGACTGCCTGCTCAAAATAGGTGTCCTTGAGCTCCACCCCCAGGCCACGGCGGCCCATTTCCACCGCTTGATAAGGCACGGAGCCAATGCCGCAGAATGGGTCCAGCACAATCTCAGAGGGAGCGCTCCACAAGTCAATGCACCGCTCTATGAGGTCAAGCTGGAGAGGGCAGATGTGCTTTTCGTCCTTTTCATCTCGCGCACTCTTGCGCTGGAGGGTGTTGGACTGCCTTATGTCCATCCACACAGGGGATGCGTAGCGCTGCCATACATCCACGGGAAACTGCTCTGGTGTGTGTGCGATGGGCTCAGGATTATCTCCAGGCTTGCGGAAAGTCACCACATAATCTGGCAGGCCTTGGCGGCTCATGGAGCTGTCTTTCCTGATCTGCTTATGTAGCAGGCCCAGGGCCTTGGTGCGCTGCATTTCAGTGACAGGATTTTTCCACACGCACACCTCACTGTGATAGATAAAGCCAGCGGCAACAAAAAGCCGGATGATGTCCCCGCGAAAATCTTTCACGCCAATAAAGCCATCCCGGCTTTTCATGGCGGGCAGGTTCATACAGTGGACAGACACCAGGCGGCCAGGCAGTAAAACACGGTGCAGCTCATTGATGAGAAAAGAAAAATGCTGCTGAAATTCAGCATCATCCTTGCAGTTGCCCATGTCCCGGTCACTGTCTGAATAGGTGTATAGGCTGGCAAAGGGTGGAGAAAAAATGGAATAGTGGACGGAGTTCTCCGGGATACCCTGGAGCACTTCTACACAGTCCCCTTGGTAGAGCGTGAAACGCTCACTGACGCACTGATTTAATACATTCATGCAGAAAATCCCTCCCATTGTGGCAAGCTCATGGTAGATGCCGGGCAGTAGGGTGTAGCAATCCGGCAGGTGCTCTGGAGCTCTTTCTTTGTGATCTCCTTAGTTTGGGCGATCATGGCGGCGTGCATCTGGGCACAGTCCCTTTCTTTTCGCTCAATATTCTCTTTCACACAGCCCTCACGGCTGCTGATAATGATATAGACATCCACCGGCTGTGTCTGCCCAAAGCGCCAGCAGCGCCGGACCGCTTGATAATACTGTTCATAGCTGTCAGACAGGCCGGTGAAAATCATGTTGTGGCATTGCTGCCAGTTCATGCCAAAGCCTGCAATGCTGGGCTTGGTTACAAGGCAATGATGCAGACCCATTGAAAAGCCCATCATGGCACTGCCACGGTGCTCCGCTTTATCGCTGCCCTTGACCTCCACAGCGCCATTGATCAGCTTTGTCAGCTCCTCGCTCTCAGCGTTGAGGTCACACCACACCAGCCATTGCTCATCAGAGCTGTTGACCAGATCAGCGGCGGCAGCACAGCGGAGAGAGAGAGTTTCCTTTCTGGCCTTGCGGCGCTCAGTTAGAGAAAGAGCCTCACCAGTAGGCTCTCCACCGTCCGCAATGATTTCGTGGACCCGCAGCTCCGGCAGGTCATAGCCCTCTGGAGAGTAGCCCAGCGTGGCAGGGCTGTCCAGCACCACGGCCCAGGAGCCCATCCAGTGCCAAAACACATCTTGTGCGTGGCCTTTCAGCCTCCATTTGCTGGTTTGCCCACCGTCATGGACAAAGAACATGGCCAGCATTTCAGAATAGGACATGATGCCTAAAAACTCAGAATGGTTGCCCAGCTCCATAAAGTCATTGGGGGCGGGGGTAGCCGTGCAGGCCAGCCGGAATGGGGTATTGCTGAAAAAATCAATGACCTGGTTTCTCACCTTGCCGGTGAAAGACTTGAGGATGCTGCTTTCATCCAGTACCACACCGACAAATGAGCGGCCTTTGAATTTATCCAGCTTTTCATAGTTGGTGATGTTGATGCCGGGCACCACGTCCTCCGCGCTCTCACACAGCTTGACGGGTACGCCAAACTTCATGCCCTCTGCCACAGTCTGAGTAGACACGGCCAGCGGGGCCAAAATCAGCACAGAGCCGCCGCGCTCCTGGCATATCCTCTGGCCCCATTCAAGCTGCATGGCCGTCTTGCCCAGGCCGCAGTCCGCAAAAATAGCGGCCCTGCCTTTGGCCAGAGCCCAGCGCACAATGTCGCGCTGGAATGGATAGAGGGCAGGGTTGAGCTGGGAGGCATCAACCTGGATGCTGTCATTGTGGATGGAGGTGGTAGCTTTGTCGTTGATAAAATTGATGTAGTCCATTCGGCTCAGTCCTTTCTAAAGAATGTACCCACCCAGCCGTCTGCATTGAGCGGCAGATCAGCACACCATGAGATGGGTTGGCGCATGATAGAGCAGACTGTTTCCAGCATGGTGTCAGCGTCCGCCCACGGGGCCACGTCAATGATGACCTCATCATGGATATGGAACACCACCGGCAGGCCTTGCGCCTCCAGGCGTTCAATGGTATCCGCCAGGCAGTCACGGGCGATGGCCTGCACACAGTTCTCCACCAGCTTGCCGCCATAGGTTTCAATGCGTTTCCAGCGCTTGGTTTTCTGGTCCATGCCCATATAGGAGATGGATGGGTTGCCCCATTGGTTTTCTCCTATGCTGGGGCTCACATAGTAGAGCTTGCGGCCAGAGGGCAGCGCGATGGTGAAACAGTCAATACTCTGGTTATAATCAAACTCACGGGCAAGGAGGAGGCCGTTGACACCCACGGTGCCGCCTTGAGTGATGACTTGCACGGCGGCGCTGTCCATCGTATACCAGAGATCACGGATGCGCTTGTTGGCCTCACGCCAGCGCTGGACGATTTCCGGCAGGTCCTCCTCCGGGATGCCCATGTCCAGAGCGCCCATGTTGATGAGGGCCCCGGTGCTGCCCTGGTAGCCCAGGGCCAGCTCTGCCACCTTGCCCTTTTGCCGGAGCGCGTACTCCGGGCGGCCTTTTTTGATGAGCTCAATGGGCACACCAAACATCTGAGAGGCGGATGCCTCATAAATTTTGCCGTGGGTGCGGAATACCTCCAGCCGCCATTGTTCACCTGCCAGCCAGGAGATCACACGGGCCTCAATGGCCGAAAAATCAGCATCAATGAGCACATGGCCCTCCGGGGCAATGAAAGCGGTGCGGATGAGCTGGCTGAGAGTATCAGGCACACTGCCATAGACCGCCCGCAGGCCGTCCAGGTTGCGGCTCCGCACAAGGTCACGGGCCAGAGGCAGGGGTTGCGTATATGTGCGGGGCAAGTTCTGCACCTGCACCAGCCGCCCTGCCCAGCGCCCCGTGCGGTTAGCTCCGTAGAATTGGAGCAAGCCACGGACACGGCCATCCGGGCAGACAGCGGCCTCAATCGCGTCATATTTCTTGGTGGAGGTCTTGCCCAGCTCTTGCCGGATTTCCAGCATCCGGCGCACCTGGGGGCTGTTATCGTCTTTGTTGAGCAGGCGGGCCACGGTGTCCTTGCGGAGATCGGCCAGTTCCTCACCCATCTCCTCCTGGAGCCATTGGGTGAGCTGTGCCACGCTGTTGGGGTTGTCCAGCTTAGAGAGCGTGGTGGCCTCTGCCATCAAGTCCTTGCGGACCTTGTTGCCCAGATAAAGCGCACCGCTCACAAAGTCCATGTCAACGGCCACGCCACGGGCATTGATGATGAGGTCAGTTTCCCATTGTTTCTGTACCCAGTCCGGCACAGGGAATGTGGAAAGCCGCCGCTCAATCTCCATTTCAGTCACAACGTCCTGCTTGCAGTAGGTCTTGAACAGCTCCCATTTTGCCGGGTCATGCTGTGGCAGGTTGCGGGTGCGGCCACCGTTGGCCTTTGAGGGGGCACAGGGCACGCAAAAATAGCGGATGAGTGCTTTGCCGGTGTTGAGCTTGCGCTTGTCCTCCTCCAGCCCCAGCGCTCTGCCGGTGGCATCCAGGCCTGCTGTATAGCCGCAGTAGAGGCCGTGAAACATGGTGCAGCGCCATTGCTCTGGGGGCAGGTGCCCCACATACTTTGACAG